GCAGGGCGAAGCGCTCTGCCCGGAGCGGTATCCGGTGGACAAGCTGCGCAAGTACTAGCGGCGGCTAGGGTCGTATTTTTGGGGGGCGCTGTTCCAGCAGCACCCGAAGCCTAGAGCCGGATTGATGTTCAGGCGGGAATGGTTTTCGATTGTCGAGGTTGCGCCGCGTGAAGCGAAGCGGGTGCGCTACTGGGACAAGGCAGGCACGCAGGACGGCGGAAAGGCGACGGCGGGCGTGCTGGTGGCAAAGGATGCCGAGGGTGCCTTCTATGTCGAGCATGTAGTGCGTGGGCGATATAGCGCGCTGGAACGTGAGCGGGTGATCCGCCAGACGGCAGAGACCGACGCGGCGCAGTACAGCAACGTCGAAATCTGGATGGAGCAGGAGCCGGGCAGCGGCGGCAAGGAGAGCGCCGAAGGGACGGTGCGCAACCTGGCAGGCTTCAAGGTGCACAAAGAGACGGTGAGCGGGGACAAGGTGACGCGCGCAGAGCCGTTTGCAGCGCAGTGCGAAGCGCTCAATGTGCGCCTGGTGCGTGGCGCGTGGAACGGTAGTTTCCTGGACGAGTTGACGGCATTCCCGCACGGAGCGTTTGCCGACCAGGTGGACGCCAGCGCGGGGGCGTTCAATAAGCTGGCGGGCACGACAAAGAAGATTGCAAAGGTGAGGTAGAAAGGAACGGCATGAGCGACATTGCAGACGTGTTCGACGCCCTCGCCAAAGAGCGGGCGTATCAGGATGAGAAGTACGGCACGCTTCAGCAGCGGGCGCTGAGCATCGGCGATTACCTGGTGATTGCACGCGGCGAGTTGCTGGAAGCGGAGCAGGCGTTTCAGCGGCGCAGTACGGCGGAATGTCTGTTGGAGCTTAGCCAGGTGGCGGCGACGATTGTGGCGTGCCTGGAGCGCCACGGGGTCGTGCAGCGTCCTGTGAGGTGGGGCTGATGGACGGCTTTTTGCTTGGCGGGCTGGTCTTTGCGACGGGCGTGGCGCTTGGCGCCGGCATCGCGATTGCGCTGGCGTTTCGCTTCGAGGCGGAGCGCAGTGCGCTGCATCAACTGATCGGGCGCTATCAGCAGGCGATGGACGCCCAACGGATTCCAGAGGAGGAGCTGTAGCCGATGGCAATTGCGGGAGGCGCGTGCAGCGCGTATTCGCTTCAGGTGCGAGACGGTGAGTTGGTGACGGTGCGCTCGTTCCACACGCTGCGCAGCGAGTGCCCAACGGTTGAGGAAGCCGTGCGGCGCTTGCGGGCTGGCGAGACGGTGATGGTTGCCGGGAGCGATATGCAGGCGGTGCGCAGGCAGATGCAGCCGCAGGAGCATGTATGAGCTTCGATAGAAAAATAACGATTCATTTGACTGAAGATGAGTGGCAAGCGCTTTGTGAAATGGCAAGGCGTGAATTGCGAAATCCAAAATTGCAGGCGCTGTACTTGCTGCGTATTGCATTGGCTTTGCCGCCAAAAAAAGAACAGCCAGAGGAGCATGACTGATCATGGCGAAATGGCGACGGGGCGGCGGGCGGCGCTACGCAAGCAATGCGCTCAACCCGTATTACTCGCCCGTCGGCGGCATGATTCAATCCGCACAAGCGGAGGCGGAACCGGCACAACAGGAGGAGGGGGCATGTATCGAGCAAGGGCAGGGGCCGGTCGCACCGGCGCACGACGAAACGGACGCGTGACCGCCAACAGCGTACTGGGCGAGCGCATGGCGCTGGCGGGGTCGATGGGGATGTTGACCTTTGGCAGCAAGCGCCGCGACGTGTACGCCGCGGCGGGCTACGACAAGACCATCCGGTATGACCAGTATCTCAACCGCTTTCTGCGCCAGGACGCGGCGCGGCCGATTGTGACGGCGGCGGTTGACGACACCTGGCGCAAGCCGCCGTCACTGCTAGACGGGATCGACACAGAAAGCGGCATCGAGGGCACGCCCTTTACGGACGCCTGGCTGCGACTGTCGGCGTCGTTGCCTGATGAGGCAGAGACGCGGCGCGGGCTGCTGCACTATCTGTCGCGCTTGGATACGGTCAGCCGCATCGGGCGCTATGGCGTGCTCTTCCTGGGGCTGGCCGATGGGTTGGAGCCAGACCAGCCGGCCACCGCCAACAGCCTGGGCGACGCGTCGGGGCTGCTCTTTGTCAGCGTTTTCGACGAGGGGTCGGCAAAGGTGACGCGGTGGGAGACTGGCAAGACCTCGCCGCGCTACGGCAAGCCGCTCTTTTACCGGCTGATAGGCGGCGTCGAGGGGCAGGTCGTCAACATCGAGGCGCACTGGACGCGCTGCATTCACGTCGCCGACAACGCGCTGACCAACGATTTGTACGGTAGACCGGCGCTCGAAATCGCCTGGAACCGCCTGATTGACCTGGACAAGATCATGGCGGCGACGGGCGAGGCGGGCTGGTCGCAGATGCAACCGGGCTATCTCTTCTCGACAAAGGATGGCTACGTGCTCGACGACGCCGACGCCGACGAACGAAAAGAGCAGATGGACGAGTTTGTTCACGGGCTGCGCCGCTTTCTGGAGGTCAACGGCTACGAGGCGACGACGCTCAGCGGGTCGCTGCAAGACCCGTCGGGCGCGGTCAGCAACGTGCTCAAGCTGCTTTCGGCGGCGACGGGCATCCCGTTGCGCAAGCTGACCGGCAGTGAGCGGGGTGAACTGGCAAGCAGCCAGGATGACGACAACTGGATCGATGTGATCGAGGCGCGTCAGCAGCAACACGTCACGCCGGCGATTATCGAGCCGGTCGTCAATCGGCTGGTGTGGCTGGGCGTCATGCCGGCGCCGTCGTCGGGGTCGTATGTGGTGTGGTGGCCGTCGCTGCGCTCGAAGAATCCGCAGGAGCAAGCGACCATTGCCGACACGGTGGCTGCCGCGCTGCAGAAGATTGGCGCACGCGTCGAACCGCAGGTTTTCGCCGAGACCTACCTGCCCGATCTGGTCTCGACGGCGGTCAGCGATGCGGCAGCGGACGCAGGTGCGGGAATCCCGCAGGTGGAAGGAGGTGGGCTGGCGCAAAACGCCGCCCTTCCCTTTCGGGCGCTCTGGGAGAGCTACCCGTAACCGGCGCATGATTTTGCAGCTTGACCCGGACGATCCGGACGCAGAGGGCGAGGAGATTGACCGGCTGGCGCGCCAGCATCAACCGAGCATCGACGACGCGCTGCGTCGCCAGCGTGACGCGGTGGTGGCCGGGCTGAATGCGGAGGCGCTGAACAACGTCGAGCGGCTGATTCCCACCGAGGACGACGATCTGCGTGAGGCGCTGGAAGTGCTGCTGCGCGAGTCGGTAGGGCAGGGCGTGCGCGTGACGGCGGCGAAGCTGGGCGAGATTGCGATGGGCGTCAACTGGATGTTGGTCAACGAGGCGGCGAAGACCTGGGCGCAGCAGTACAGCTACGAACTGGTCAGCCTGCTCAACGACAACAGCCGGCGCTTTTTGCAGGACGCCGTGTCACGCTGGATCGAGCGGGGCGATCCGCTGGATGTGTTGATTGACGAGGTGTCGGCGATGTTCGGGCCGGTGCGCGGGGAGATGATCGCCGTGACGGAGGCGACCAGGGCATACGCCGAGGGGAGCTTCATGGGCTATGAACGGGCGGGCTTCAACCGGCGTCCACCCGAAGAGAACAGGCCGCCGGCGCACGTGCGCTGCCGGTGTTGGGTCTCGCTGATGGAGACCGATCCGGGGCAGTGGGATTACGTTTGGTTGACGGCGCAAGACGAATTGGTCTGCGACATTTGCGGGCCAAAGCATCTGAAATCAATCGGCTTTGCCGGGAGGCGCTAGGCGATGGAGCTGGTAGTCAGCACGAATGTTCAAGAGGTTGCCGAGGCGCTGCGCCGGCGCGGGGTGCGCGTGCTTGACGTGATCGAGGGGCCGCTCGACCGTGGCGCCATCCGCATCGAAGCGGCGATGAAGGTCTACCCGCCGAAGCCGCCGGGCAGCACCTACCGGCGCACGGGCACGCTTGGCAGGCGATGGACGACCAGGCCGATTCGGTCGGCGAACGAGGTCGGGCGTGAGGTCGGCAACAAGACCGTGCCCTATGCGCCGCTGGTGCAAAGCGAGGAGTTGCAGGCCAGGTTCCACCGCGGGCGATGGCTGACGGATGCGCAGGCGCTGCGCAACGAGTCGCCGCGGCTGCTGCGCGATGTCGAAGATACGCTGATTGAGTTCATGGAAGGGTGACGGCATCGACGTGCAGCCGGGCGATGCAGCGCGCATCGAAAGCGACGAATGCGAAGCGGGTGCGATGGTGCAGCCGCCGGTGCGCGTGGCGCGCTTTGTGCAGCGGGTGGCGCGGTTGCGACCGGGCAAGTATGTGCTGACGCTGACGCTAACGGAGGATCGGGCGTTCTGGACGATTCAGGAGATGGGCAGGGTTGAGGGGTA